TAAAGCTAGAGAAAGATACTCTTTTGGATTCTCTGATCCAAGATGTGTATTTGGTAATGGAAATCTACCAACTAGTTAATAGTTAATAATAAATATTAATTACTCTAAAGGGGCGGTGTTCACATCGCCCCTTTTTTTATGTATAATAAAATTACCTAGAATAAATAATTTTGTAGACTGACTAGGCAGACGGTATAGAGACTACAAAATAAAAAGCTATACAAGGAGAATATTATGGCAAATACTACATTTGACGGACCAGTCAGATCAAAAAATGGTTTTATTAATTTAGGACCTTCTGCTGTTAAAGCAGAACTTTTAGCAACAGATTTAACTGTAGCTGATCATGCAGGTAGACTTGTAACAATGGATCCAACAGGGACACCTACTGCAATAACTTTACCTTCAATCATTTCAACTGCTGATTCTGCTGCTGCGGGACCAGGAAGTGATCCAAATAATGCAAACACAATAGGTACAACTTTTGAAATTCTTTTTATTGATAATTTCACAGGAACTATCAAGACTGCTAACACAGCTGACAAATTTGTTGGTGCTGTTACAGTTGGTATTACTGCGTCAGTAGCTGGTAAACAATTTCAAGTTTCAACTGGTGATAATGAAGTTAATCTTAATGGTGAAGCTGGTGGATCCAACGCTACAACAGGTGGTCTAAAAGGTTCAAGAATCAAATTTACTGCAATCGCAGCTAACTTATATGCTGTAGAGGGTCAGTTACTTGGTAATGGAACAATTGCAACACCTTTTGATGCACAGTAATAAATAATTAGTGGCTCCTAAGGGAGCCACAAACTAAGGAGATTAGATGGCAGCAAAAACTGACATACAAGCTACTAGATCTGATGCAGCGGCTGGAGCATCTGCTATTATCGCAGCACCCATCAGACTGCGTGGTATAATAATTGCTTCTGATGGTGGTGGAGCAGGAGTTCTAGAATTAACAACTACATCAAACGCAGGAGATACTCTGTTTCAAGCAGATGTACCTACAGGTGATGTAATTAATTTTAATTTTCCAGAAGACGGCATTTTGTTTCCAAAAGGTATTTTTTGTAAAACTAAAACTAATATTGCAGCATATACTTTGTTAACAGATAAATTTTCAGGACCTAACTTAACGGGAAGTAACGGATAATGGGCGGATCAAGTTTTTCATCAGATCAATCAAGTGCACATGCTACAAGCACAGCACAAATGGTAGCCCTTAATAAAAGAGCAAGACTTACTTCGATACAAGCTAAAGGTAATGCTAGCGGGTCTATTATTTTTAAAAGTGGTGGTGCTTCAGGCACTACTATAGCAACTTATTTGTTTGGTACTGAAGGTTTAGATTTTTATCTACCAGGAAACGGTATTTTGTTTGATGATGGTATTCATGCAACAATCGCTGGTACTGGTGGTGTAACAATTACATTTACGTAAGATGGATTTAGAATATTACTCTGATATTCTGCAATTAAGAAGAGGTGGCGATGTACAGCCACCTAAAACAAAAAAATATTTTAGGTCAACTAAATCAGGTGCAGGTATGACTGCTGCTGGCGTTGCAAGATATAGAAGAGAAAATCCTGGTTCTAAATTAAAAACAGCTGTTACTGGTAAAGTAAAAGCTGGATCAAAAGCTGATAAAAGGAGAAAGTCATTTTGTGCGAGATCAGCAGGGCAAATGAAAAAATTTCCTAAAGCAGCAAAAGATCCAAACTCTAGATTAAGACAAGCAAGGAGAAGATGGAAATGTTAGATTGGTTAAAAAAAATATTAGGTATTGATAAATTAGAATATAAAATTAGATTATTAGAAAGAAAAAATTATTGGAGAGAAAAATATAAACATGGCTTATCTAAATTCGAACATACCTCCAATATATTGTAAAGTTAGAAAGGAGTATCTATATGACCTTAAAAAACATCACGGAGAAAGTGAAGAATGTGTTATCTTCGCTATTACATCAATTTCTGGTAGGGCTATCTTATTTAACATCATGCTTCCCAATGGTGCGTGCTATTGGCGTTTGCCTATCTCAGCGTTTTTCCAAAAACATTATGA